GTTAAAGGACCATTTAATTTTAATAAAAAATTACATCAATGGTCTTCTGAGGGAGAAGAAAGAAATTATAATCCTTTAGAAGTTAGAGTGCCTCGTATTGAGTTTGTTAGCTGTTGGGATTTTTATCCTGACCCTGCTGCAACAAATATTGAAGAATGTGAATTTATAGTTCATAGACATAAAATGAACAAAAGTCAATTAAGGCAACTTAGAAATATGCCTTACTTTGATGAAGATGCAATACGTAGTTGTATTCAAATGGGAGCAAACTACGTTGAAAAAGATTTTGAAAGTCAACTTAAAGATGATAATCGAAGTGATGAAAGCTATACAAGTAACTTTGAAGTTCTTGAATATTGGGGAATCATGGATGCAGAATATGCTCGTGAAGTTGGCATTGAACTTGATGATGAAATAGATGATTTAGATGAAGTTCAAATTAATGCATGGGTATGCGGTGATAAATTACTAAGAGCAGTAGTTAATCCTTTTACTCCTTATCGTATACCTTACAATGCATTTCCATACGAAAGAAACCCTTATAACTTCTTTGGTATTGGTGTTGCTGAAAACATGGATGATTCTCAACAAATAATGAATGGACATGCTAGAATGGCTATTGATAACTTAGCACTAGCAGGTTCTCTTGTTTTTGATGTTGATGAGTCTGCTTTAGTAGGTGGACAATCAATGGAAGTATATCCCGGAAAAGTCTTTAGAAGACAAGCAGGGATGCCGGGACAGTCAATATATGGATTAAAGTTTCCTAATACTGCTCCAGAAAACATGATGATGTTTGACAAATTTAGACAGCTTGCTGATGAGCAAACTGGAATACCTAGTTACTCACATGGACAAACAGGTGTACAAAGTATGACAAGAACTGCCTCAGGTATGTCTATGTTATTAGGTGCATCTAGTTTAAACATTAAAACAGTTATAAAGAATCTTGACGATTTTTTATTAAAGCCTTTAGGAGAATCTTACTTTCAATGGAACATGCAGTTTTTTGAGGGTGGTCTTGATGTTAAAGGTGATTTAGAAGTTAGAGCAACAGGAACTAATAGCTTGATGCAAAAAGAAGTTAGAAGCCAAAGGCTTACTATGTTCTTACAAACTGCACAAAGTCCTGCTATTGCTCCGTTTGTTAAAATTTCTAAACTCGTTAGTGAACTAGCCTACAGTTTAGATTTAGACCCAGATGAAATATTAAATGACCCAGAAGAAGCTGCAATGATGGCACAAATTATAGGAATGCAAAATGCTCAACAAACAACAGGCGAAGAACCTAGCCCTATTAGTCAACAATCCGGAGACATGGGAGCCTCTACAGGAACACCTCAAGAACCTCAAAGCCTTGGAAGTACAGGTACTGGTGGGGGCAACATCGGAACAGGAGATGTACCGCAGTCAGGGGAAACTACGTTTAGTGGTACACCTAGAGCAGTTGAAGGATGAAGTATTAGAAGCAATTAATAGACAAGAGGATATATAACATGGCAGGACCACTATTACCATTATTAGGAGTTGTAGCAGAATTTATTGTAGGTTTTGGAGCACGAGCTGCAACCAGAAAATATGGAGCAAAAGCAGTTGCAGAAGGAATGAAGCAAGTTAAAGCTAGACAAAGTGCTATTAGTAAACGTGTAGAAACAAAAAGAATGAAAGGAGAAATACCTCCTAAAGGACAGACTACTGCTCAAAGAGAAGGTTTAAGAAAAGAAAAGTTACAAAAAAGATTAGATAAAGAACAACCTAAAAGAAAAGTAGATTTAGATGGCGAACCTTTAGATGAAGTACCTTTACAGTTTGCAAAAGGAGGCAATGTAAATTTTCCAGATTTAACAGGGGATGGTAAAGTTACACGAGCTGATGTATTAAAAGGAAGAGGAGTATTTGCAGAAGGTGGTGATGTTAATCAACAAATGGAAATGATGTTAGGTGATAAAACATACTCACAAGAAATGCAAGACGAATTAGAACCTTTGCCTGAACAAACATCAATGGTTTCAGATGAAACTATGGAAAGTGATTACCTAGACTTTATATTAGATGAAGCTCTAGATGAAGAAGAAGAAGACTTCTTAATGGAACAATTAGAAAGCAACGATAAACTATCATTAATATTTGATAAGGTTATAGATGTTGCAACAGAATTCGCAGGGTCTGGACCAGTTGAAGGTCCGGGTTCTGGAGTATCCGATTCGATACCTGCAAGGTTATCGGATGGGGAATTTGTTTTCACTGCAAAAGCAACTGATGAACTCGGAGAAGACACTTTAATGTCTATGATGAAGAAAGCAGAAATGCAAGCAGATGAAAGAAAACAACTAGCGGAAGGCGGTGTGATTGAAGAAGAAGAGAATGTTGAAATGCCAGTTCAAGCTGCACAACAACAAAACATTCGAGTTTCTCGACCAACAGTATCTGCTCTGGCTGCAAGGCAAGAACAAAAAGATATTGTTGGAGATGAAATTAAAAAAAGAATGATGCTCGACCCAAATCAAAAACACGTAAGAAGCTAATAAGCAATAGAGCTACCCTAAATTATTAGGCACTTTATTAAATAATAACCGAAAGGCTACCTTTACAAACAAGCCCTCTAGTCGACATAGAGCTACCTTGTGAACGAAGCCCTGAGTAGGAGATAGAAAATGACTGAACAAGTCTTACAAGAAGAAGAAGCCAATCCTTATAATGCAAAAAAAGAATGGCACAATGAAGAAGATAAACCTTTTGTATCATCAGAAAGTTTATTTTTTACACCTGAACGTGAAACTAAAGCTGAACTTGAAAGTGTAGAAGAAATAGAACAAGAACTAAGTGAGGATAAACCTTACAAACGTCCTAACTATAAAAAACGATATGATGATTTAAAGAAACATTATGATAGTAAACTTAATGAATTTAAGTCCAGAGAACAAGAGTTGTTGGAAGAAGCTACTAAAAATAGAACTGAATACAAAACTCCAAAGTCTGCAGAAGAACTTGAAGAATTTAAAAATGAATATCCTGATGTTTACGAAGTGGTAGAAACTGTAGCTCACTTACAAAGTGAATCTAAGGCAAAAGTTCTAGAAGAACGTCTTAGTCAACTCCAACAAAGAGAGCAAGAAATATCACAACGTGATGCTTTAAAAAGGTTAGCAGATAATCATCCTGATTTTGAAGATATCAAAAATAGCGATACCTTTCAAGATTGGACAAAAGAACAACCTGCATCTATTCAACAATGGATAACAGGAAATACTGATGATGCTGATTTAGCTTCTCGTGCTCTTGATTTATTTAAAAGAGATTTTGGCATTGAAACTTCTAAAAAGAAAAAGTCAAATTCTAAACCGACTAAACAATCTGCTGCAGATTTAGTTTCTACTAAAACAACTAGTGTTGAAACTAAACAGGAGAAAATTTGGTCAGAAAGGGAGATTGCTGCATTGAGTATGGCAGAGTTTGATAAATACGAAAAGGAAATATCAGATGCTATGCAAGAAGGCAGAATCACAAAATAAACTATAACTTAACAAAGGAGAAGTATCATGGCTCAATTTTTTGAACCCGGAACAGATACAGATGCTAACTTTGCTAACTCCGTAGCAGGACAAACTAATAGTTTCTTTTTACCTTCGGTTTACTCTAAAAAGGTTTTAAACTTTTTTAGAAAAGCCTCGGTAATTGAAGCGATTACTAACACCGACTATGCCGGTGAGATATCCTCATTCGGAGACTCAGTAAAGATTATCAAAGAACCCGTTATTTCTGTGTCAGATTACACAAGAAATAGCGATACCACAGAAACAAGACTAACAGACCAAGAAATTACTTTGGTTGTTGATAGTGCTAAAGCTTTTAAATTCATCGTAGATGATATTGAAACTAATATGTCACATGTCAACTTTAAAGAAGTAGCTTCTAGTTCTGCTGCATATGCATTGAAAGATTCATATGATGCAGCAGTTCTTGCTGTTATGTTTGCAGGATTGTCTGCTTCATCACCTAATCACGTTTTAGGTGCTGATAGTGCAACTGATTTAGGAGTAGGAGTCTTTGATGGCTCTGGTGCTGCTGACATTGGACCATCTGGTGAAACAGACCCTCTAGACCTTATGGCTAGAATGGCAAGACTATTAGACGAACAAAATGTACCTGAGGAAGGTAGATGGTTCGTTGCAAGTCCTGACTTCTACGAAGTGCTAGGGCAATCATCTTCTAAATTACTTTCTGTCGACTTTAATGGTGGACAAGGTTCTATTAGAAATGGTTTAGTTTCAAGTGGAAAACTACGTGGATTTGATATGTACAAGTCTAATAACATTGCTGCAACATCTAATGCTGCAGGTAAATGTTTAGCAGGTCACATGTCTTCTACTGCAACTGCTAACACAATTCTTTCAACAGAAGTGTTGAGAGACCCAACATCGTTTGGTGACATTGTTAGAGGTCTTCATGTCTATGGTGCGAAAGTACTTAGAGACGAAGCCTTAGTAGGTGCATTCTACGGAATCGACTAATCATAAAAGTTGGGGGAGTCTTCGGACTCCTCCTCTTTTTTACAAAAAGATATAAATATGTACGGAAAAAATAAAAAAGAAAAAATGATGTATGGTGGTATGGCTAAGAAAAAAATGATGAAGGGTGGTCGTATGATGTACAACAAAGGTGGCGAAGTAATGCCTAAAGCTAAACCTTGTTAAGATGAGAGGTGTAAAACATTATACCAAAGATGGTAAAGAATTTAAAGGCAATACACATAAGATGCCTAATGGTCAATTACATACGAATAAATCTCACACTAAAACAAGTGTCAGATTATTTCATATGAATGA